CGGCAGGCTCAGGCCAGAGCAGCAGCAGTGGCTGGATGCGGTCCAGGCTGCAGGCGGCATTGCTGGCGTGGCGCGATCGGTGGAGGACGCAAAGGCGCTGGTTTGCGACGAAACCTATACACCCGTGCTCGGCTGACTGGGTTTTGTTACAGAAGGGTTGACCACGGCCAACCATGGTGTAGGATGCAACCACGCAGGCAATCGGCCTGCACTGCAAATCCCACCCATGACAACAACACTCGCCTTTATCGCAGCCCTGCTGCTGCTGCCCATCATCATCCTGCTGTGGGCAACTGAGAGCACTGGGCAACGCGCCAAGCGGCTGCACAGCCGTGGCTGGTCGCAGCGCCGCATTGCGGAGCACATGCGCATCAGCCGCTACCGCGTCAGGCAAGCACTGGCGTAGAAAAATGGGGGCAGCCACGCCCCCCTCGATCTCACCGCAACCATTTTACCCATGACATCAGACGACTTCTGGACATTCCAGACCGCCAAGCAGCACGGCGGCGGCTTTATTGGCCGCCTTGCTGATGCAGGGCTGGTGGCTGATCCGGTCAACCGGCAGGCGCTGTTCCAAGCGTTCCCGCAACTGCTGCACTGCTTCGGCCCGCAGACACTGATCCACCGCCAACTGAGGCAGAAATGACCATCTCAAACGAGCAGTACCACGCCGACCCAGCCGTTAGCGCCAGCCATCTGAAAGCGGTAATGCAATCGCCTTACCACTACTGGAGCCGGTACGTTGACCCCAACCGCAAACCGGTTGAGCCAACCGCTGCGATGAAGCTAGGCAGCCTTGCCCATTGCGCCATCCTTGAACCTGACGAGCTGCTGCAGCGCTACGGCGTGTGCGCAGCACGCAATACCAAGGCTGGCAAAGAGCAAGCTGAGCGCATGGCGGCCGAAGGCCTTGAAGCTGTCACCAGCACCGACATGGCGCTAGCGCTTGGCATGAGTGCTGCAGTGCGCAGCCACCCGGCAGCCGCAGCACTGCTGCAGCAAGGCAAAGCTGAGCAGTCCTTCTGGTGGGATGACACCGCCACAGGGATGCGCTGCAAGTGCCGCCCGGACTGGTATCACAACACCACGGTGGTTGACATCAAGACCACGATCGACGCCAGCCCGCAGGCCTTTGCCCGCAGCGTGGCGACATTCGCTTACCACGTCCAAGCGGCGCATTATCTCGCTGGGCTGCACGGCGCTGAACGGTTTGTGTTTGTTGCCGTCGAGAAGACCTACCCGCACGCTGTTGCGGTGTACGAGCTGGACGCCGACGCGCTTGCGCTAGGGCGAACCACGCGGGATAATGCATTGGACGTGATCGCCGGATGCAAGGCCGCCAACGTGTGGCCGGGCTACGGCGACACGACCATTCAGACCATCAGCCTGCCTAAGTGGGCAACAAATCCCATCCAAACGGAAACCTTCTGATGACTTCACAGATCACAACCTGGACCCCTGATCAGGTCCAACTGATTAGCAGCACCATTGCACCGGGCTGCACCAACGACGAGCTGCGGCTGTTTGCCTATGCGTGCCAACGCACTGGCCTTGACCCGTTCAGCAAACAGATCTACGCCATCAAGCGCGCTGGAAAGCTGACCATCCAAGCAGGCATCGACGGCCTGCGTGCCATTGCAGAGCGCACCGGACAACTGGATGGATCTGAGACCTATTGGTGTGGCGAAGAAGGCGACTGGCGTGACGTATGGCTCTGTTCTAAGCCGCCCGCTGCAGCTAAGACTATTGTCCACCGCAAAGGCAGCAATCATGCCTTCGTCGGCGTTGCACGGTTTGCGGACTACAACGCAGGCCAGGGGTTATGGGCCAAGATGCCTGCCGCGATGATCGCCAAATGCTCCGAAGCGCTGGCACTGCGCAAGGCGTTCCCTGCTGACATGTCCGGTGTCTACACCACCGACGAGATGGACCAAGCCTCGGAAGCCGTCACCATCACAGCAGACAATGCACCTGCATTACCTGCCGTCAAAGCCAAGGACACCAGCAAGACGTTCACTGCTGGTGCTGCTGCCATCGCCAAGGCCAAGAGCCTGCAAGACCTAGAGGAGCTGCAACCGCGCATGGCAAAGCGCCTTGAGGACGGCGACCTGACGCAGGAGCAACACGACAAGCTGCTGCAGCAGATGCTTGAGAAGGAGGCTGATCTTGTATCTGACGACTGAGCAATTAGCAGCACGCTGGGGTTTAAAGCCAAGCAGCATTAAATCCCAGCGGCTGCGTGGTCAAGGACCGAGCTATTACACCGTGCCACGGTTTGGCTTGCCGCTAGGCGAGTCGCGGGTCAGGTATCCAATCGCGGATGTGCTGGCCTTTGAAGAATCCAATTCCATTACCCCCATCAATCCATGAGCCTTTATGCTTCCGGCATTGTTCGTATTATTAGCGAACCACAGATTAAGTTTTTTGATTCTGGTACTTGCGTTTGCAACTTCGGTGGTGGCATCAGCGAAGGCAAAGATAAAGATGGCAACTACATCAACAATGCTATTGATGTAGAGGTTTGGGGTAAAGGCGGCGAGATGATTGCCGACAACTGCAAAAAAGGCGACAGCATCATGGTGACAGGATCAGTCCGCCGCCAGGACTGGACCGACAAAGACACCGGCACCAAACGCAGCAAGCATGTGCTGAACGTGCAGCGGTTTGAGTACCTGCCCCGCCCAAAGACTGAGGAGGCTGCGTTCTGATGAACGAACCCGCCATCAAAGCAGCCTTTGAGGAGTGGTGGCGTGACAGTTATGGAGTGCCTCCGGGCACCCATGCTGTTATGACCCATGTTGCCTTTGCTGCATATGTGCTCAAGCTGATGGAGCTGCTGCAGGATGACTGATCCGGTCAACCACCCGCCGCATTACACGCAAGGCGGTATTGAATGCATTGAGGCAATCCAAGCAGCACTGACCCCGGACGAGTTCCGGGGTTACTGCAAAGGTCAGGTCATTAAGTACATCTGGCGCGCTGAACACAAAGGCAACCCAGCCCAAGACATGCGCAAAGCTAACTGGTACATGCAGTGGCTGATAACTTAAGCGACCGCCGCGCTGTTGGTAAAGGCCGCAACCTGACGGTAAACATCCGCATGACGCGGGAAGAGATTGAAGCCGCTCGTAAGCTAGGTGACGGCAACATTAGCATGGGTTTCCGTCATGCCATCAGGTATGCCTGCTGGAAGGACATGAAACCAGTCAAGCTCAGCACGATGCTGCGCAGTGCAGCAGTCATGGCACAAAACCTAGAAGATGCCCGCCGTTCAAACACCGTGCCCGAAATGTAGTAGCCACTGCACCTATGTGGTTCTAACAAAACAAAACGACGGTACGATTTACCGCCGTCGCAAATGCAAAGCCTGCGGTCATCGCTGGTACACGTTTCAGCCTCAAGAGCAATTTTTACCCAATCACCTCATCACCTGGACCCATGATTCTGTGCGACACCGAGATCCATGACCTTATCGAGCAAGGCATGGTGCAACATCACCAGCCGGAGCTGATCAACCCTGCCAGCTTGGACCTGCGGTTGGGTGACCTGATCATGCTTGAATCAGTCGAATCGCATCAGATGATTCCGCTGTCGATCAAGGACTACACGCTCGACCATCCGTACGAGTTGGTGCCAGGGCAGTTCATCCTTGCGCAGACCATAGAGACGTTCTCAATGCCTGAAGACATCGCCGGGTTGTTTTTCCTTAAGTCAAGCCGCGCCCGCGAGGGCTACGAAAACCTGCACGCTGGTTACGCCGACCCAGGGTGGCACGGCAGTGCGCTGACGCTTGAGCTAAAGAACGCACGCCAGTTGCAGCCGCTGCCGGTGTATCCGGGCTTGAAGATTGGCCAGATGGTGTTTTTTCGTATGAGCAGCAAGCCTGCATTGAGCTATGCAGCAGTTGGTCACTATAACAATGACAAGTTAGTGGCCGCCAGCAAGCAGTTCATTGGCCGCGGCCAGATGCCACGGTTCAACGCTGCATGAGCGCATTGCCTCACCAGCCAACCACTCAATCTGCGATCGCTGGCTGGCTTCTTGCTCAGCCAGCAGCAGTGCATACTCCAGCAACCCATTCCAGTCGCCGCGTTCATGCAGCTCCCGCAGCACCTGCGCGTTGGCAGCACCGTGGAACTGTGCTTCTATTGTGTGAACCAATGGTCTCATCATGGCTGATTATGTCAAGGACTACCTGAACAGTATCGCTAAATATCCACTGTTGACACCGCAGCAAGAGATACAACTTGGCAGACGCGTGCAGCGATGGCGTGAACTAAAGCAGCTAGACCGTGCGCTGACGACTGACGAACGCCGCGAGTTGCGGAGCGGTGACCGCGCCAGGCAGCGGTTCATCCAGTCCAACCTGCAGCTTGTGGTCCATGTAGCACGCAAATACGACAAACGCAGCCACAAGACGCTTGAGTTTATCGACCTGATCCAAGAGGGGAACATCGGCCTGTCGCGTGCGGTTGACCTGTTCGATCCGAGCAGAGGCTACAAGTTCTCAACCTATGCCTACTGGTGGATCCGGCAGGCTATTACACGAGCGCTGGTGACATATGACCCGGTTATCAAACTGCCGGTCAGTGTCCATGAGATGCTGTTTAAGGTTGGCCGTGTCGCGCAGCAACTAGGTCATGAGCTAGGTCGCACGCCGTCGATGACTGAAATTGCAGACCAGATCAGCGTTGGCGTTGAAGATTTATCCATGCTGCTAAAGCAGTCTTACCGCGTCACCAGCCTTGATGCGCATATTGCAGACACTGAAAGTAATGTGATTGTTGACATGATCGCTGACCCTGCATTTACAAAAGAAGAAACAAGGCAAGAAATACAGGAGATGATGGAATACTTCAACAAATACCTTGATGACATCACGCAGCAAGTATTACGCGCACGGCTTATCAGTAAACCTATCACCTGGGCAGAGCTGGAGCGGGATCTTAACATCAGCAAAAGCAAATTGCAGGACCTTGAGCGCCGTGGCATCAAGCGGCTGCGTATGCTAATGAGCAACCCGTTGACAGGTACACCCCTTGGAACCGACGATAGAAAAACACAACGATAAATGGCGCGTTTGTTATAACGGAATGTGCAGAGACCATGCGCAAGATTGGCAGGCGATGGTGTTTTATCACCAGATGCTTAATCAATCAACCAGTCCTGAATCTTTAGCACGCGGTCAACGGTCCATGAATCTTGACGGCTGAACCATTCGCGCCATTCTTCGCTGCCTTTGCGACGGTTGCAATTCCGGCACGCTGGTACGAGATTGCTTGCAACTGTAGCGCCGCCCTTATGGCGTGGCTTGACATGGTCTAATGTGTCAGCCGGTACGCCGCAATATGCGCATTGATGGCTCCATGCTTCGAAGATTTGCTGTCTGAATTGATGCTTTGCATTGCGTTTCGGGATAAGGTTTGAGCCATCAATCAGATGATCCACGAAGCTCGGGGATGGGTAGCACCTGGACGGACAAGCCCAGGATGTGATCGTTGGACGGCGCTAACTCAGTGAGCCGCGCCACGAAGTCATCCGATACCGCTTCTGGGTCGTCGTTGTCTGATTCGACGACAATGGTGTACTCAACCTCTAGGACGTACTGCCTCATACCGTTGGCTCGCAAGTGATGTCAACGCCGCCACGATCCCGTGGCCGTAGCGTCATCCAGATGCCACCAAGCGATTTAGGCATCACGATGCGCTCAATAGCCCAGCCGCCTGTAGCACCGAACTCTTGCTTATAGGTCCCGGTCTGCAAGTGCCAGCGCTGCTCGATCCATGCCTTACCGTTTTCAGCAATGCGGTAGCACGGGTGCGCAACGATGCTGCGTTCGTGGTTGTGGCCGTTGATCATGATGTCAGCGTCCGGCGCGATCTGCGCATACCGCCCACCACCCATGGTGCCTTTGGTAATGATGCCGCCCCATGCGCCATGGTGGAAGAACAACGTGCAACGCCGCACGCGGCCGGTCGGCTGGTAAAACACAAACCGCACAAAGCCTTGATAACCCATGTGCTCAGTGACCGCGCCATCGTTGCGCATGAGCCGGACGACATTCTCTAGCGGGTCGATCTCTTGATTGTTGAGCACAGCGGTCTCGTGGTTGCCGTCGCCCATCATCAGGATCATGTCGCCATAAGGCTTGAGCAGGTCTGCTGACTCGCGGAACACCAGATCGAAGTAATTGCCGCCGAGGTGCTCGGGTCTGATGTCGCCTTTGCTGCCGCGCCTGTCTTTCTTGCCTTGCATGAGGCACATGACATCGCCAAACATCAACGCCCGACCGCCGCGCTGCTTGCACTCGTCTAGGTGCTGCAGCAGCAGCTTGCGATCACATTTTGGGTTGTCGAGGTGGATATCTGATGCAAGCAGGAACGTTGCAGAGTCCTGCCTGCTTTGATACGGTATCCGTACCTCTAGCAGCTCTGGCGATAGCCGCGTCGTGGTAATCGCCATGCCGTGGTATCGGCTTACACCGGCAGTCTAGCCATTGCTGTAAAATTGGTGTGCTCTAGCGGGTTGCAGCCCCTAGAGCGCGACCACCTACCGGAGATAGGCGATGCAAGAATTATGGCAGCCCGTGACTGGCTATGAAGGCTTGTATGAAGTTTCTGACCAAGGAAGGGTCAGAAGTCTGCCTGGTAAGCGATGGAACGGACAGGCTATTCACTATTTTAAAGGTCGCGTGCTGCGCCCTCAATCTACTTCTAGATATCTTCACGTTGCTTTATCGCATGACGGTCAAGTGAAGTGCATCAGGATTCATCAATTAGTGGCACAAGCATTTTTACCACCTTGTCCAGGCATTCAAGGTAGAAAAAGAGGCTGCTATCACATAGACCACATCAACAACGACTCTTGGGACAATAGAGCATGTAATTTGCAATGGTTGACACATTATGAAAATACATATATAAAAGCATTTCGAAAAAGAGATGAAAGCGGAAAATTTCTTTAGTTGTAATCCCAACGCACACGAGGCCGCCCTGCACGGACGCCAAGATGAATGAACTGTGGTGCGGCATAACCGAGCGAAAACGACCATTCTTTATCGCACCAGCGTTGTACAGCCATCATGTCAGCGCCTGCAATGTAGAAATCCACCGCGCCGACGCCGGGTGCGTTGTAGAGGTGCTCTGACTGGCTGGCACCACCAACGCTGCGGTTGATTGCTGGCGGCCGATACCCGCTGGTGATCACCACCGGCTTACCACCGAACGCGCCGCGCACCCGCTCGAGGAATGCTGCCAGCTCGGCGGCTGTATCAACCTGGTGCTGGTGGTCAAACCTGCGGGCCTCTTGGTCAAGCGCAAACTCACCGATACGGATGTGCGGCGTAATCCGCGCTGAGAACGGGCTGGCAGGCGTCAGCTTGGCGGTTTGCGACTCAACACCCCACAGCCTGCCTTCCGCTTGTCTGCGGCGCAACAGACCAGCTTCTACGGCCGTTCCAGGGTTGCGGTACAGCAGCATGGCCTCAGGCACCTGCGCCCACTCCTTCGCCTTGAGCCGCTTGCTGATGGTCTCAAAGCCAGCAGCACCGTAGAAGCCCGAGCCAAGGTTGTAGGCAAAGCTAATCAGCGCGCATTGCTTGTCGCCGCTCATTGCGTTCCAGTACGGCACCGTGCTACGCAGTTTGCTAGCGATGCGCTCGATCTCTAGGTCCAGCAGCCGGTTGGCGTCGATAACGCTGATCTTGTCACCGCGCTGCACTTTGCGGCCATCGCTGTATCTGGTGGTGCCGTAGCCAATGGTCCACGGGTCGCCGCCGCTCAGCGGATCCGGGTAAGCCGACAGATGGCAGCCCTCGAACTCGCGGATGAGCTGCGCAGCCGCGTCATAGTTGTGCAGCTTTCCGCCTTGCTGCCATGTTTTGTACCACGCCTGGTCTTTGTTAAACAATTGCGGCGCAGCCTTTAACAGCTCCGCTTCCAGTTCAACGATCGCCGCCATTTGATGCGGCGTGCCGTGTTTGTAGTACCGAAACAGGTCGGTCAGCCTGATTGGTTCCTTAGCCACGCTTGGGGAACATCAGCCGCAGTGCCTGCAGCAGCAGTTGGATCCAGCTATTCGACTTGAGCGGTGTCAGCGCGATGATCTCGCTACCAGCGGCGAGGATGATGGCGATGACGGCGACGGTTTGCGCGTCCATGGTCAATGGTGTGGGCGTGCCTCAAGCATAGTGACGCGCTGCTCAACGCCGTTAAGACGCGAGAAAGTCTCCTTGCGGTCTTCTTTGATGTCGGTGTGCAGCACTTCCAGTTGCGTGGCGATATGCTCGACCGCAGCGGTGAGCCTGATCACTGCGTCACGCGCTTCATCGTTGCGCTTGCTGAAGCCCATCGCGCCCATCGCAGCCACGCTGATGGATGCCCCAGCAACAGCAGCGATCAGCTCAATCATGCGCTCATGCTAAACCCGCTGCTGGTGCTGTTGGCCGCAAACGACACGGTGTCGTCACCTTCTGGTGCTGGAGGCTGCGGTGCATAGGGATCAGCAGGCCACACGGGGTAGTCGGCGCCGGTGATGTAGGCAGCCAGCGCGTCGGTGTCGGCGGTGTCGCGGATGGCAGTCACCTTCACACCAGTAGCTAGGCGGATGTCTTCACGCCAGGTCTTGAGCAGCGGGTCAGCAGCTTTGCCGTTGTCAGCCTCGCGGATGATGATCCAGTCCGTAGGGGCCAGCAGCGTGTTCGCGGTAGTGCGTGTCTGCTGCGTCCACTGCTCGACCAGTTGCGTGTGGTCTTTCGGCAGACCAGGCCCCCAGTAGAACCGCTGATCATAGGGTTCGGGGTCAGGCACCTCGGTGATGCCAATCGCCTTGCGCTCCTGCGGGCTGCTCAGCCTTAGCCAGTTGGCGGGGTAACTAATTCCAGCGTGCGTGAACGCCAGGTCTGGGCTTAGGGGGCGGCCGTCGAGGAGGAACATGCTTACCGGCTATACGGCTTCTATATCTATATGCAGCTTAGCCTGCCTTGAGGGCTGATATTACTATGTCTTGCACTCTCCAAACCGCTTGGAAGGAGTTCCATCTGGAGCGTCAAGGGATTTTGTGCCCGACAAGCCTTGTGGCTGATTACAGGCAGGTCGATAAATGGATTACGCGGTGCCCTGTTACAGAACTTGAAGCGGGGCGGCAGGTCATGGCATGGGTGCTGACCCAGCAGCCAGTCAAATCCAGCAGGCGTGTTGCAATGTATGTCAAATCGCTGTATCGCTGGGCCAGTAGCGAGGACATCGGATACCTGCAACGAAACCCAATAGCTAGTTACAAGATGCCCAAGCCGCCCCAGCAGGATGACGAAATTATTGTGATTCCGCGAAAGGAAACAGCTTTGTTGCTGGCGGCATTGGAGGCAAAGCAACTAGGTACTGGCGCCAAATGGGCTTTATACGCAGAGTTCATGCTTCAGACGGCCATGCGCACGGGGGAAGTGCGAGCGATCTGCTGGGATGACATAAAGGATGATCGCCTGACTGTTCACGCCAACTACACGTTGACGCATGGTCTGAAAAATTCAACCAAAACAAACAAAAAGAGGATTGTGCCTTTGAACAAACGATGCATGGAGATCCTCAGCGAGATGAAGCAAGAAGATCGCTATGTATTTCCGTACAACCGGTACTCGTTCCAGAGTTACTTCTACGACCGGGCAAAGGAACTGCACAGGGCAGAGCTAACAACACACCGGTACAGGCCGTACGACTTACGGCACACGGCGATCAGCCGGTGGATTGAGGCTGGTATACCGGTGGCGCAGGTGTCCAAGTGGGCAGGCAACAGTGCCGAGGTTATTTGGAAGCATTACTGCAACACGACCCAGGAGTACGAGATGCCGACGCTTTAACCTTGTTCACTTGTGGGGTCAGCGGGCGCGGGCGTAATTAAAGGGTGACTCGGCGAAGCTGCAATAGATATAGGTGGCACCGTTGATGTTTATGTTTGTGCCTCCAGTAAGCGTGCTTGTGCGCAGCTTGAATCCGTTGGAAAGGATGTCCAATGGAGTCGAACTACTGCGCAAGTCTTGTTCGCTATCGGAAGTGTTAGGGAACAAAGTGTTTCCAGTAACGTTGTATACATCCCTGGCAGTGTCAACCAAAAACCAGTTGCTTGTGCTGTCGCTCCTCTTAATCATGATCCACCGGCTTCTATGTCCGGTGTAGATAAAGCTGCCATCTGAGGATCCATTCCCGACATAGCTGCCAAAGCTAGAGTACCCGACTACTGGGGCGAAGGCGTAACAAACTATGTTGTAGCTTGTGCTATTCCACCCTGAGCCCAACGTTATGACACTGCTTGTTGGTGCTGTGTTTGCATAAAGCGCGGATGACGTGGTTGCC